AGTAATTATAAAATACTGAAGCATATATTCCCAACCATATTGCGCCACTCAAATAAGAAGCTAAGAAATTTGGATTGCCTATGAATCCTATTGCATTGGTTATACTACCACCAGCTTTAACACTATTAGGAAAGAATGGATCAATCCCTAACGTCTGGAGTCGTGCATAAATAGTATTTAATGCCAATACTATTGTTGTTGATAAGGCTAAATATCCAATCCATTCAGGCGTTAAATATTTTGAAAAGAGAAAGAAGCAAGCAATCAAGGTTAGTTGCAACCCTAATTCCTTACGCCCATTGTGAATGGGTTCTGTATGAAGGAAGGAAAAAACTACATATAGTGTAAATAAAATTAAGAGTGTGTTGGGAAGGCCAACAATGGGGAGAGGATCACCGCCAACCATTCCCAACACTATGCCCATGGCGGAGAGCAAACCAAGGGCAAGGGTTTGAGGTAAAGCAAAACCATTGAATAAGGTTTTTGGACATATTATCAATGGTGTCATTGTCATAAATATTAATATCCATAACATTTTTTCTACTCTCCATTTGTTTATCCTTTAGCCCCATGCTCCCCAACATGAGAAATGATTTACACAGCACTAATGCCCCATTTAACATTAACAGTATTAGTAGTTCCAGTACCATGTTGCGTAGATCCACTCTTACTAACTATTGCTTCTATTCGTATGAAAGGCATACCTGGTTGAAATTTCACCAAATATGATCCATTACCAAAAGCGCCAGCAACAGATGTTCCACCCTTAATAAGAAACTCATTATTAGGAGATGCATAAGTAACACCGCTTTTGGAATAACAACCCTTCCAGAATACACATATACTTCCACCAGTTCTACCAGTATCACCTTCTATACTTGCCCATAAATAAGCATCACTTAAATTTCTTTCCATAAATAAAGCAATTGGTGAAGAACTAACACCACTACCAAATGAAGCACCTGTTACACTACTTAATGTTCCTATTGCTAATACTTTCATAATCAACCACCTCCTTTTAATTTAGTAGTTGATTTATGTAGTACCAATCGCAAAGTAATGAATAGAACAACTTCCAGGATGTGTAACTCCAGCTCTGTTTAATTTATATGGAGTAAAAGTAACTTGCGTACAACCACTACCAAAAGATTTTCCACCTTCTGGAGTTACCATCACTGCCAATCCAGTAACAGATGAGTACGCACTTTTAGACGATGCCGATGCAATAACATTGTAGATTGCTGATAAACCAAGAGTTTGCCTTGCAATAGATCCACCACTATTAGCAAGTATACCACTTGTCATTATCATATCATCAGCGGTAGCGTATGGAAGGACATAACCAGCTGTCAAATCAATATTATTTTTGGTTATTGTAACACCGGAAGGAATAGTGGTAATTGTAACGCCACTAATTTTGCCCCAAGTTCTCGAACTTCTTGAATTATTATCACGTTTTGGTCTTGCCATTTTAATACTTCCTCCTTTTTAAATTTAGGTCGGGAAGCGGAGAGAAAGTATAGCTATCTCAGTCCTTCCCGACCTAATAATTATTTCCTATAGAATAATATCAAGTCTTTTTTAATTTTATTAATATTATTCATCATTTCACTTTCCCAAACTACTAATGTTTTAAAACCATACTTGGCAAAATGTTCTATCCTATTAGTGGAAATTTCCTGATTATTTTTAATTCTTAGTTGGAAAGTGATTCAGGATTATCACTTTTCAGGTGCTACCCTATCCAACTAAGAAAAGCCTAATAAAATTAATAACTTAGGCGGTAAATTTATACATATGTTTATCGTCAAGACAACCAATATTCCCGAAAAAACGAACTTTATGTTTTGATTTGATGTCGCGATTAAATTCGTCCTCGTGACCTGGTTTTGCAGTGAAAGTTTGTAATGGCCACACTTCTGACCAAACAAAATCATCTTTTGGTGACCCAATAAACCAAGTAGAAGTACTTTGTGCCGTAACATAAGGAGATGTATAAGGAGTAAACATACCTTTCCAAATATTCACCGCATTCTCATTACCTTCTGGGACCAAAGTACTTTTTTGCATTTGTGCCGCTTCAACCATAAGGTCATAAGGCATAAGAGCAATAACACTTGCTGGATCAATAAGAACATAATCACCATTCTCATCAGTCATTTGATGCATAAGTTTGAATGCTTCTTTCAAACCAGCTTCTCCAAATGGAGTAGATGCCTTACTATTGATCTTTCTATCCCCACTTGCAGCAGTTCGATAATAAGCAGTAGCAATACCCTGCGGTTTAAACACAGTCCCATTTATATCTTGAATCCCTTCTACTATAAGGCGTTCACGATATTGAGCAGCTTTAGAACCAATCCGTGCAGCTTTCATAAGTATTTGACCAGTTTTGTCAAAATAAATCATTTCCTCAGTAACAGAAATGATTCGGCCATATTTGGTATGAGAGATTTGAGTATACTTTTCCCCAACAGAACTATCATTATATGCCTTCCCTTGCTGAACTTCTTCAGGCATTTCAACGGCAGTAAATCCACCATAAGTTTCAATTTCCATTTTAGATGAAACTGTGGTGCAAAGACTATCGCCAATACCAGCAACGGCATCATAAGCCTTAATAAGAGTGATATTGATAAGTTCACCAGTAATTTTAGGAAACATATCACTTGATACAGCTTCAGAATAGGATTTTACCATACCGCTTGAATCACGTTCAAAAGTATGCCATAATTCTTGAAGAGAAAAATCACTTGGTTTTATTTCACCTTTATCAAGCATTTCAGTTATAGTAGCAATAGTTCCTACATCACCTAAACTTTCATGCATTTCTTTCAGGGCAACGCCCATTTTATCTCTAAAAGCCATTTTATTTTATTCCTCCTTTTTATATCTGATATCTTGTTTCACTTGCAAACAATGTTAATATACTCATTTCCACTTCCGATTGAAATTTTCCGCTATTCGCTACCACACCAATTAAACTTGAGCTTCCGCTTTCTGTAGCAACACGTTGGTTGTAACACGTAACTCCACTTCCTGCAGGTACAACTTTATAAGATGTTCGTAATGTTCTTGAATTTTTAAGTGGATATCTAAATAGACCATCTATATGTATCCCTATGTTTTCAGTAACTCCACTATCACTATGCCAAGTAGCCACACCTATAAAATTTTGACCTGCCAATAACTTATTACTTTCTAACGTTCTTGTACTTCCTGAAACTAAACTAAAGGGATAAATATAATAATCGGCACTTGATGTGCCTTTATCCCTAAGACCATCAATTCTATCAAGAAAGAGTAGGTCTCCTTTATAGATTTGAGTGTTACCATGAACGGGGGCTTCAGCATATTCGCTTTCGCCCCATTCACGTCCATAAAGTTTTCGATTAAAGTCATTCATTCCCTACCTAATAAGCTTGAATATAGCCGTAAGAAACTCCACTAAATTGAGTAATAAGATTAAAATCAACATTAGTTGCCCCCGCCTCTGTCTTAACGCAAAGACCAAGGATATTATGATATTCATCTGTCAATTCAGCATGAGTTTTACTAATAACAATTTGGTTAGACATTGTAGCAGCAGCAGATGTTGCTCCAGCAACTATTTGACCAATTGTTACTCCTGTAGTAGCGGCTAATGGAAATCTAAAAATACCAGCGGTAGCTACGGGAATTTTTTCAGTTGTTCCACTAATGCTTCCTTTCATGGCAATACCAGCAAATTGAGCATCAAAATAAGTGCAAGTGCATCCAGCCAAATCACTAACAGGATACGTATACCAATCAGCAGTTTGAGCATTGCCTCCAGGAGCAGTTGTCTTGCAACCAAATGTACTTATTTTATAAGTCCAAACAATATCGCCTTTTTCAATTACAGTATGTCCATGTATATCCATGGCAACTTCTTTTGTATCACCTCTAAGGTGTCTTGAAACAGCAGCCATTTATTTATTCCTCCTTTTTATATCTGATAAACATCTACTAACGAATAGATGCTTTCAACTTAGCTTTTAAAGCTTCTTTTTTCTCGGATTCAATATTTATTATTCCTTCACCTTTTGGAACAAATTCTTTACCATGATTTTTTATTTTACCAGTCGAACCATTCCAAAGTTCAAGACGATCTTTAATAGCATCTTCAATTGCATCATTTTCCTTAGCCATAAGATCATTCATAAACACAACACTAACAGCGGCTTTAGGAAGTTTAGCAGCCTCAATTTTCTCTTTGATAAAAGCTTCTTTGGTAGCCTTCTTATCTTTAGTTTCATACTCATCAAGCTTAGTTTTAAGATCTTCATTTTCCTTTTTAATAACAGCAACTTCTTCTTCAAGCTTTGCGAACTTTTCAGTCATTTCTGTTTGAGCCGTTTTTAAAGTTTCATTCTCAGTCTCAAGGGACTTCATTTTCTTTTCGCCTTCAAGCGTTCCCTTGAATGTATCAAGAATGTCCGGTCTTTCTTTCAAAATATCCTCTAAAGTAAGTTTACCAAACTCCATATCTTCTTCCTCCTTTAATTGTTCTTT